GTTGCTTACAACCTCTGTGCCGCCTACTTTAATCGCCATCTTCGGATACTCCTATTAGCTGATTGTTTCGTTAGAATTTACAGAGCCAAAAACATCGAGATTGCCACTAGCATCTAATTTCATTTTGTTTGTGCCGCCTGTTGAGAAATAAAGAGAACCGCCAGTTTCGGTTACTGTCCAGTTGTCACCAAGTTTTACACCACCAGAACCATCTTCATTTACCAGAGGAACCCACGCTGAATTATGTGCGTAATAAGCCTTGCCAGTCGCATGGACATGCACAAAGCCGCCATGATAAGTACTTGCTGATGGTAAGTCTGCTAACTGAGCGTAGACATTCGAGAACAGCATCTTACCAGTAGTCGTAATGTCACCCGTAAAATTAGCCCCTGATAGCTGTGCATATCGGGCATCACTTGTTGTTTTGTTGTAGTGGTCAGCGAGAGCGAATGTGCCGTAAGCTACATAATCAACCACATCACTTAATGCTAAACCAGTTGAAAATACAATGTTAGTACCATCAGTAGCGGTAACATCTGTTCCAACAATTTGTTTTACACCATTCAAATATACATCAATATAACCGCTATCATATCCTAGAGTAGCAAAAGATGTTTGGTTTGCTGTTGCTGTAAATGTACCTCTGTTTGTTGTGCCATTGACGCTTGATCCTGCGTTCTGAAAACTAGAGCCATTATAAACTTTCATGGTATCAGAAGATGTATCAAACCAGAGCAAACCATCTGTTGGAGAGCTAGGTGCGTTAGCACTTATTACATATTGATTGCCAAATGCGTTTACAGACGTAAGATTATTAGCGACAGTATTAACACTAGATATTGAACCACCAACATTATTTATATTTGTAATAGCACCTGCAACAGAACCAATATTATTAGAACCATTTAAATCAGCTGCAACAGTATTTATGTTTGTCGTTGCTGCCGAAGCTGCAATGCTAGCAATATTACTTTGAATACTTGCAACAGCAGTAATGTCAGAAGCTATCCCTGCTACAGTAGTAACGTTTGCTGTAATGCCACCAACGGCATTTACGTTTGCTATATTTGTAGCAACCGTTCCAATGTCGGTTGCATCAGCCGCAACAGCAGTTATGTTTGAATTATTAGAAGCTACTGTATTTACATTATTAATATTATTACCAACAGCGTTTACATTTGTAATATTATTAGCAACAGTATCAATCTCAGAACTTGACTCATTAAGATCATTAGCAACCGTTTCTATTTCAGATACAGTTTCAGCAAGATCAGCAGCAACAGCAACTACACTAGCAATGTTTGTAGCCACAGAATTAACACTAGTAATGTTTGTAGCTACTGTATTAACGTTTGAAATAGATCCCGAAACTGTAGTAATATTTGCACTTATTGGGCCTAATGCTTGTATATGCGTTGTATCTCCTGCAACAGTAGTAACATTAGAGGCTATACCTGCTACTGTTGTAACATCACTAGCAATACCTGCGACTGTTGTAACGTTTGTAGATATTCCACCTACTGTAGCAATGTTAGCATTGTTACTCGCGGCAATAGTTATTGCATTAGTTGCCGTAGTTCCATCTTGTATATCAGCTAGTAATGCTATGTCTGTAGACGCAGCAGAAACAGATTGAACATCAGTAATACTTGGACCTGCTTCTACTGCGCCAGTTGATGCGTTAAAGGCAAGCGTCTTACCTTTACGAGTGTCTACCGTGGGGAGAACAAGGGAGACATTAGCATCAAAATCTGTTAGTTGTAGCGCACGATTAGCTTGGTCTTGCAAGTCAGCAGAGATAGCTACAAGTCTGTCAAGTTCTGTATTAAGAGCAACAATGTTAAAAGCACCAGAAACAGGAAAGTCAGTTGTTCGTTCAAGAGTTATATTACGAGTAATGACAACAGTAGACCCAGAAGCGCCACCTGAGACAGACATAGAAATAGTACCAGTAGAACCATCGCCACCCGAAACAGTGTAGTTAGTAGTAATTGTTTGTAACGTGCCATCTATAAAAACATTTAGATCTGCATTGTCAAAAAATTCAAACGGTACTGCAAAACTTGTTTGAGTTGCTCCGCTTGCTACTGTGTAAGAAATACGGGGTGAATTATCTGCAATGTTAATCGTCATAATAAATCCTCATTTGAGTGCAGAATATAAATCAATTGAAAAAGCTGCAACGCACAAAAAGCAATTCTATCCGCACAATTAAAATCTACCTATTCCTATAGATCCTACGTTGTCGTCTACAGCTCTAGTTAAATTATTAGTAAAACCTTTTAACCAAAACAATTGAGCAAAAGGGAGAACTCTACCTAAATCTTTTGTTCCTTCACCAATGTTACCAGTTAAAAGATTTTGGAAACCTCTGTAATAATCCAATCCAACAGACGTTCCTGCACCTGTTAAGCCAGTAACAGCATCAGCTATGTTTGGTTCTTGTGGGTATTTAGCAGCAAGAAGACCATTAGTTATGTTAGGACCGCCAAGAGCAAGAGAAGTAGCCATAGAAGTATAAAACAAATCACTGTAAAGAGGGGCTAAACCAGAGTAATCAAATGCTCTAGCAAACTGATCTTGAAAACTTAAGTCTACATAATCAGGTGTTCTTATTTGCAATACCATATAGCCTAATCCAAGAGCAGCAGCACTACCAATAAACTGACTTTTTATTTGACCATGAGCAAAAGCACCCATTGTCTTATTAACAGCAGCAAGACTATAACTATAAAACTGAAATGGTAAGCCAAGCAATCCGCTTTCAATTCTAGCGTACCCTCTATACTTAGAATCTTCTTTCATACCAAATTTTCTAGCAACATGCATAGGAATGTAAGCAATACCATCTGTAATAATTGGCTTGTCAGCAGGAGTACCCATTAAAATAGTGTTAGCAACGCCAGATCCTAAAGCATTTCTAAATCTGTTTTGAGCAAGCTCATCTGTCCACTTATCTGAGTTTGCTAAATACAAACCAGACTGACCTTTTTCCCACTGACCATTTTGTTTAGCAATTCTATTTGCAATAGGAGCATCAATTAAATATCTTGCTAGATACTCTTGCTCCATCTTTGTTGCTTTGCCTTCAGAAAGCCGAACAGAGTAATCAATCAAAGTATGACTGCGCATCATAGCGTCAAAGTCTTTAAATATTCTTGTAAGCGGAGCTAAACCATTAAGTAAATAAAATGCGTTTTTAGATTTATCAAAGATGTTCGATCGAAGAGGGTTGTTCCCTAAGTCATCTACTAGTCTTAAATGCACACTACCAAAAAGTATTTCTAAAGCTTCTCCTGCTATTCTTGCTTCTTTGCCACCAAGTTTAATTTGGCTATCTTGCATAACGCCAAACAAACCTCTCATGCTCTTACCAAGACCATGTTCCATAATTATTTTTGCAGGTTCAGTAAGTGTAGCTATTCCTGCCGAACCTAAATAACCAAGTTGTGCAGCTGTTCTTAATACTTCAGCAGTTCTATAATCCCAAGAACTAGGATCTCTGTGTATAACAGTTCCTGCTATTCTTTCATAAAGATGTCTTTGATCTTTTAGTACAGCGTTTCTTTTTTTTTCTTTTACTCCTGCATCTATTAGATCTAGCTCTTGATCGTCTAACAATTCATCAATAGATCGACCACCAAACTGCTTAGAAAACTCATACCTAGATCCAGTTCTTGTAGTGTAAGCTCTCATTACTTGAATAGGATTAGTGTGTATAAACTCTAATACTTCTGAGTTTGGTATATCAATCATTCGATGTTTAAAATGTTTTGATTTGCCCATGCCAAAAAACGCTTGGTCAAAATCTAAAGGATCACCGTTGTTTATAATCCTATCAGTAATGTTTTTAACTCTAGCATTTACATCGCTTGTTCTTGTAGACAATGCAAAAGTTTCAACGCCATCTTTTGTCATTCTTTCTATTTCAGAAGGATTATCTTTAAACCATCTAGCTAAAACAGTTTCAAACTTATCTCTGTTTTTCTTAATATAATCTCTATCCCAATATCTAGGTCTAAATACAGATTCGTTTCTTGGGTTTACTTTTGGCTCTGGCCCTGCTTCATCAAGAATAGATTGGTGCATTTCCATTGTTTGCTTTTGTCTTGCAATAGATCTTTTTATTGAAGCTGTTGCATCTTTACTTTTTGCTTTAGCAAGTTTCTTTTCAAGTAAATCAATTTTATTTTGACGTTTCTTAATGTCAGTTTTGTAAAAAGAGTTACTACCAATCATGCCCTCTTCTCGTAATCGAATCTCCCAATCATCATAAAATTTATTAAGAGCAGACATTGCTCTTGACTCAAACGCATCAGAAGCCTTTTCTCCTTTGATTATTTTAGAGTCTACTCTTTCTATCCAAGATTCAAAATCTGACCTTTTGTGCAAATAGTCTAAAGGTTTTATTGTACCTTTGCCTGTTGATTCTCCCCATATATTAACAAGATCATCATAAACCTTAACCATTTCACCATCTAATAACTTAGCGTTCTGATGCACAGAAGGCCTTAAGGCTTTACCTGCTTTATTTGCGGCAAGCAGTATTCCAGAATCATTTGCTATTTCTAATGTTGTAAGCTTTACGCTGTCAGGAATATTTTTATCTTGAAGTATTCTTTTCATTGGAGTTGTTACAGACTTGTAGAGCCATGAGTTCGTAAAAATGCTATCAGCAATATTTAAATCTGTAGTTGCTGTAGAAGGATCTCCAACAGTATCGAAGTCAGATAACTTTTGATTCTTGTCAAAGTTTTTATCTACAATTGTAGGTTTGTATGTAGGATCAATAGACTGTCTAAGATTATTTATTTCTATTTCTGCTTCTCTAGTTGCTCTCGCTCTTCTAGTTACAGGTATAGAAATCAAGCCTTGAAGAGCAGCACCAAAAACAAAAGCACTACCAACATTTATAGCAGCCTCTTCTTTTGTAGCCAAAGGATCAAATGGGTATCGTATTGATTCTTGTGCAGCAACAACGCCACCAGTAGCAGTACCAGTTTTAAATGCTTTATATGCTACACTACCACCTTTTATAAAAGGGAGTGGTACATAGTTGATAACATCAAAAAACTCTGCGCCCATTTGCATACCCAAAGAAGCGTTTCCGTAAACATCTCTTCTAGCAATATTATCTCTTAGATCTTTTTCTAGTTGCCTTAAATGTTCCATGTTACTTGCTTTAGCAAGCTCAACAGAGTACATTTTTAAATCATCAGAGATATTATCAACTGCGCTAAAACCTTCTTCTATCTCAGGACGCCAACCAAATTTATTTACTTCTCTTATTTTATCAATTACAGGATCATATCTCATAGCAAGCATAGATCCTACAACCTCCATAAACTCAGGGCTTTCTTGTTCTTCTATTGGTCTGTCAGGAAGATAATCAACAATAGGGAAAGTTGTTAATCCGTTTTTCATTATGGCAACTCCCAACCATAGAACTTAACTATAGGAAGACGTCTTAGAAAACTATCTTCAGATATAAATGGTTTTGCACCATCTTTTCTTGCTTGTTTTTCTACTTCTCTAGCCTGAGCTTGAATTGACTTAAGCAATTGGTTGTGTTTATTTCTAGCAAACTCTTCTGTCATGCTAGTGTCAAACATAGGCCATGTTAGTTCAGAAGAACCAAAATCATCTAATGTTTTGTCATATATTAAAGGTCGTATTTCATTGTTTTTATCTTTAAAATAAGCATAAAACTGAGGAACATCTCCACCACTAAAAGGTACAAGAAATACTTCTTTTGTTTGTCCTGTTACTATTACTTTTTTTGTTTTTCTTACACCACCCCTTAGTTTTATTTCTCCTGTTTCAATATAAGAAATATCTTGCGACTCCCCCAATCTAAATTCTCTAGGAAGCTCGTGATTAACAAGGTTAATAAACTCAGCTTTTTCTGGTTGGTCTGGCAATACTATGGCTAATGACATTTTAGAATAGATGTCTCCACGAGCAAAT